TCTCTTTCACTATAATAACTCCAAGCCATGTCTTCAGAAGGGCCTTCGGGAATAAGATCAAAATTATGAGGGCTGAGTGTAGTAATGTTTCCTGCCTCATCACGCACCTTCAATTCCGATGAGGCTGTGACGTCTTCGGCGTACAGGATGACACCATTCGTTACACTTGCTGTTGGAGCGGTTCCATTAAACAGATGTAGATTACCCACAGATGAAGTAGCTGTAGCTGTCCCTCCAATTAATAGATTTCTTTGATTGTCAATTCGTGCAGCTTCAGTCGTATCGCTTGCGCCATCTGCTGTGACTGCAAAGACCAGCCGTCCCGGCATATCCCCCGCGCCGGGAGTGCCGTCGACTTCACCGTAGATGGAGGCCGCAACTTCAAACCCTGATCCGTCATCTCCAGCAAAATTGAAAGAGCCCAGACGGTCGTCATCATTAACAATGACGTTGGTATTGACTGCTCCTCCTCTTGATTTGCCAAGGACTATTCGTGCACAAGGCGCGACGTCGTTGTTCCAACGGCTGATGCCAAATGTAGCACCATCAAAGGCTGTTGAATTTTGCTGATAATGGGGGTTTATCTTGCCAGATTCAGTAGCGAATTCAACGTCCGTGCTTGAGCCTATGAATGCACGTTGACCATATAGGTCAGTGGCGTTGATCGTGCCCGCGCCCTGATCGCCACCGGTCGCGCCTTCCATCCAGAGTCCAGCGCTCACATGAACCCGGTCGGTGTCGCTGGTCGTCGTCCTGATCGTAAGTTGGTCGGCTCCCCCACGAGCAATAATAACGTCTTTGTCCTGCCACCAGAACTGAGTACTAGACCACCCAAGGATCGAGCTGTCCCTAAAGTTCATTCCCCTTGGGGCATTTGAGAACTCCGCATTCTCATCCAGCAGTGCCCACGCCTTTTCATCTCCTGACCCCATCTGGTCTGCAAAGATCAAGCCGTCGACACGAATACCTGCAACTTGAGAGCCACCAGCGTTGAGTATTTGCAAAACAGGCTCACTGTTGCCTGAAACGGCATTAGCTGAAGTGCCTTGGATCGTAACCCGAGTGCCTGTGGAGGCGTCAGCGCCTTGGAAGAATGCCGTGTCGTTGTCGGTCGGACTGATGAAATCATACGACGCACCGGCGAAATTCAGAACGGCTGAACCGTCTGTGATTGTCGCACCGCCGCCAAAGTTAATAATGCTTCCGCTGCCGAAATGCAGATCGTTGATGCCGTTGGTGGTCGACCCGATGTCGTAAGTGGCATTTGCCATTGGCTCCAGATGACCAGTCGGAGATATGCGCCATCTATAGGTTGGCTGATAGTCTCCAGAAGGGGTCGTGCCGAAGATAAGCTCCGATGGTATATCATCATTACCAACAGTCCCGTCCACGCGCCCTGTAATACTTGCACCGATGATAAACTCACCACCATCGGTTCCTTCAAACAGCAGCACCCCAAGCGTATCGTTGTCTTGAACCGCAGTAAAGGAGTCAATAGTTGACCCGCGAGAGCGCGCCAAACTCAAGCGGCCAGCTCTTGTGGAAGCAGCAGAAGTAAATGCAGAAACGCCGATAAACGCCTCAGTATCTGTCGAGGTAACTGTCAGTTTCGGCCTAACGGAAAAATCTTCGTCAGACCAGTGACGCTCTACGGTGCTCCCGCCAAGGACCATATGGAGGCCAGCGGCATGGGCCAAGTCACCACCAGCAAACTCCAGCAGGTTCGTGCTGTGCGTGGCTGTAATGTCGCCGCTACCCCAATTCAGTGCACCGCCCGAATTGATGAGCAGGTCATTGTCGAAGGTCGGATCCGTTAAGGTTTTGTTCGTGAGAGTTTCGGTACCGGTTAGAGTGACGTCAGTAACAAAGTCTATGTCATCAGAACCGTCTTGATAAGTAACTGTAATACCAGTCTGTGTGCCACCCAGCATTGCACCAATGACATCTTCAACATATTCTGTAGGTTCTATATGCTCGTAGCCAGTTTCTCCTGCGTTCACTCGAAGAAAATTAAGAGCCTGCCCCGAGAGGCTGGAGGGCAGATTAGTAGCAGCGGCGCTAGCTGCTGCAGCGTTCTCGCTAACTAAGGCAGCGGCAGCGCTGGCGGCTGCTGCATTTTCACTAACAAGAGCTGCTGCTGCGCTAGCTGCGGCTGCTGTGACTTGACTATCAAGACTTACTCCATTAACTGTTAAACTACCGACTGAAGCCAGTCCTGAGGTAGTCAGAGTTGTACCATTGAGCGCACCTCCGTTCAAAAGATCATTACTATTAAGATCAAAATCTGCAGCCATACTATTAGGAGAAGTGCCATCAAGAGACAAAGTGTTCTCCATCGCAGCTTCGATCAGATCCCAATTCTGATTAAGAAGAGAAATTGCACCTGACTCATTACTAGTCAGAACGGATAGATCTAATAGTGTAACTTTTGCCATCTATATTAATCTTTAATTTTCATTGCGATGAGTTGCGCATAGACTTCTACACCTGCAGACAGCCCATCATTATCCCCCAATTTCACGCTTGTACTACTAGCTATTCCCTGCAGCTCAATTGCCTTACTACCAGCTAGCACTACCTGTCCGTAGACGTGAAGAGTACTAGGTAAAAGCAGTCCTGAAAGATTATTGTTGAACCAACTAGTTCCTAGCGCGATCTCAGTAGCATCAGTAGCGTTGTATAGTCTAATACGCCCTGAATTATTAGAACCCGTCCCGTCAAAAGAAACTCCTGCCCAGCCTTGTAATAGCCAAGTGCCCGCGCCTAGGGTGACTTGATTTGAGGAGATAGAGCCTATGCTCTCCGGATCAGAAACTTCTGTTGCTAAAGGAAGTTTTGTCCAAGAAGTTGCGTAACTATCTCCATCAGTACCATCAGTTTCTTGGTATTGATAGATTGCTACTTGAGGAAGAACATCCTCCCAAGCACCTGAAGCTGCTCCATCAGCAACATAGACTTGATTAGCAGTAGCAGAGGCCACTCCCTTCGGTTCGTGTAAGTCTGACCCTGTGAGGGCCGAATGTTCAACATCTGCCATAATATTTCTTCTTTATCTAAACAACCATCTATTAAGTATTCCAAAGAGAGACTGTCCACCAGCAAGAGTGAAATAGCCTATGATCCATCCTGCCCACGTATCTATAAGAGACTTAACGGAGTCAGGGAGTCGTGCTATGTCAAAGGAGAAATGGAAGATAGAGTCCCCTACGATAGCTATATAATAAAAAACAAGGGAGAAAAAGACAAAGAACCGAAGCCAACGAAACGGAGGCCATTCTAATTCTTTCGCTAGAGCCTCCTTTCGTAGCATCCGGTTCTTTACATCAGCTTCTATAACGGACGTAAGCAACGAAGCTTCAGTCCGCCTTTTAATTGCACGGTATGAAAAGTAGTCCTTAAAGACATCGGATAGCGGAGAGATGATAGACTTCAACACTGTTCCGGTTAGCCAGCTCCACATATTTAGATACCTCTAATACCTTCCATGCACAGTTTGTATTCTGCATTTCGTCTGTTAACCAGACCACGCAGGCGGCGTCCACCTGCATAAACATATTTCTTCAGAGAGCGACACGCTTCCACGTAGTCCTTCTGATTGGCATATCGGGCCACGGACCCTCGGCAGAAAGCTCCAGCTCCAACATTGTAAGTAAGAGAAAGAAATGCTACATAAGACTTCTCAGGAATCTGATCTGGGTGTTTGAGGCATCTACGCATACGCTGCTCAAACTCCACAAGACGTTTTCCCAACATGATCTTACATTCTTTTACACTATACTTATCTCCCATACGTACGCTACGGGTTTCTCCATAACACACAGTAGGAATACCTATTGGATCTTTATAAGCCTTTGTCCTAAGTCCTTCCCAATTACCTACCACGAGGACTGCTAGTCCCATGGCGGCTGCTCCTGCAGCTCCGATAAGTCGAGATCTAAAACTCATTACCTAAACCAACCTACTAAAGTTTCCCATCCAAATACCGCTATACTAAGAAGAGTAGCAGCGGCGCTAGCGAGCCAGAAGAGGACCACACGGCCCCCCTCCACTCGGTTAGACCAAGCACGTATCTCCTTGACGTCTTTCTTAATCTCTTCGACGTCCTCTTCGATACTGTCTAGTCTTGCTCGATCAGCCTCATTCATGCTGCACCACTACGTAGTAAACGTAATAGCACCAGACGCAGCGGCCATGCCACTTACGTACCAGTTCGTGCCATCACAAACGAGATCGACCCGGTCTCCCGGAAGAATAGTATCGGCAATCCAGTTAATACTGCCTTCCGCTGATGCGGGAACAGTCGCACCGGCTACCAAATACTCCCCGTAGATCGTATTATCATTTGATGCATTTGGGACAATCGTATGATTGCCGCCAGTTACTTGAGTGGCTCCTGCGATAAACGTAAATCGAAGGCCAGCTGCCACTGCTGGAAGAGTTGATACAAAAGCTGTAGCGGAGTTCAAAATAAAAGTCTTACCACTTTCGGCTGCGGTAATAACATTGGTTGTAGTCACAACCTCAATATTCGCCGAACTGTCTGCTGCCATATTTAATTCAGCGGCAGTCGCAGTAACACCATCAAGAATATTGAGCTCAGCAGTTGTTGAAGTAAGTCCATCTAGAACACCTAACTCAGTAGAGTCTAGTGCTTGTCCTGCGATACTAAGAGCGCCAACCTCTAGTTCAAGATCATTCCAATCAACTCTTTCATGTCTAGGATTCGTTGTTGCCATGTTACGAGAGGGGGAAGATTGCTCCTCCCCCTTTCCCTAGTTAGAGTTACGGAGTCGTTACGTTAACGACAGGACGCCAATACAGACGCAAGAGGCCCTTACCAGCAGTGAAGTTCGCCGTACCAGCTTCCGCCGATACGAGGTATCCACCACTATCTGAGCCGAGGACTGTGCCAATAAGAGCACCGTCACAAGCGATAGTATCACCGACTGCATCAATTGCTGTGACCGCAATGGCCGAATCAATACCGTCGTCGTCCTCGTCCGTCAGTGCGTACTCCATGTCCGAGGCCTGAACCAGACCAAGGTCAAGAGTGGCAGTCGCACCAGCAAACGCTACCTGAACCTCGAAGTCTGCCTTTTCGAGGTGCACGCCCGTAGGAATGCGTGTATGCCAATCCACAATAGTCGTGGGATCGGTTGAGTCGTCGAAGGCCCGAAGTTCGGTACCTACGACATAGACCTCAGTGATCCTCTGCGGACCAAGGAAGTTGTACTCACCACCACGACCAAGCTCGGCTTCACCCCGACCATATCGGAAATGAAGACCGTCGGCATTGACATACTGATTAAAAGTACGTTCAGTCATATCAATTCCTTTCTTTAACTAACCTGATCATCATCAGTGAGAATCACAACCAAGTTCTCCGGACGGAACACTTTCAAACCATAGCGCATGGTCGTAACAAACTCCTCACGCTGGAGATCTTTGTTGAATTCCGAATCCACTCTCGGGGGCTGACGGATCGCACCGATAAACGGAAGCACATCCGAAGAGGCCGAGAAGAGAACGTTAGCAACTCCCGAACCAGTCGTACGTGACTCAATGGTCTCATTAACGCCCGACTTCAAGTTCTGGGAGACGTATACGTCCCAACCAAAGATGTTGAAGCGGAAGCGAAGTCCATTGGACATACCATCGCGAACAATGCCTTCCCACATCGGGTTGTTAGACACGTTAACCAGATTGGTCTGCGTGGCCAACTCATACTCGACTGACGGGTCGACAATTGCAATCAGGTTTTCAAGAGGAACGTTCGCCTTCGTAAGGGCGTAACGTGCACGCTGGAAATCCTGAGGAGCGATTACCTCATTCGTACCGGAGCCTACGAAACGATGCGCTGCACCATTAATCGCATTGGTATCAGCTGAGGTCTGTGACTCAGGAGCAAGATCAAGGATCTTGGTTTCCATGTTCTTCATGAGAGCCCGGTGCTGCTTCGGTACGAAGGAGCTAACGAGTTCGTTCATATAGAACGTGTCCTGCTTCATTTTCTCAGTGATATACGTAGCCGAGGCCATGTACTCAGTGATTGTAAAGGTGAAGTTACCGGTATCCATCGCCGAATACTGGATGGCGTCACCTTCGCTAAAGTTGTACGCTGTCATCTGACCGATGGACGGGATATTCCAAGTGTCCCCATCCGGGAAGTCGGTCATGAAGCGTACCCACCTCTGAGCGATAAGTTCGTCTTCAAGAACATCCTTAAGCTGTGAGCTCCAGACGTTTGAGCGGACGAGATGCTCATTAGTGGAGTAGCTAAAACCTGCCATTTTAGTTTCTCCTTACTAAGATTTATTTTCGTTCATAGAAGTCTGTACGACCTTCGTTAGCTGCCTTCTTAGCGGCTGCGAAGATCTCGTTCTGAACAGAGGGAGACCAATACTGAGCTGGGTCTTTCTTGAGATGGTCCCAATCAGAGATGTGAGAACCTTTTTGACCCTTGTTCTGCGTAGCAAATGAATGTGCTTCGGCTGACACGGTACCTTGCGGTGGGGTTCCAGTCTCGGCTCTCTGGTAGCTTTCCCCAAGCATAAGCTTGAGAAATACCTCTGGCTGAGACCTTGCCATATCCTGCAAGTAGGTCTTATCTAGATTGAGTTCCTTAGCCTTCTGTGAGAACAGATAGGGATACTCAGGTCCCAAGGCTTCAGTAGCTTTCTCTTTCACGTAAGCGAGGTTTCGGTCTTCAGATGCAGACCTGTCCCGGTCGCTAAGTGCCCGTTCAAGAATTTCCTTTACTTCTTTAGTAAGATCGACTTTCCCATCACTGTCGGTCAGTTCTTTATTTGGTGCCTCATCCGATCGATCGCCCTCGTTGGGTAGAGAATTATCGCCTCGGTTATGGGGCAACTCGCGGTTTTGTCGTTCTTCCTGAGCTTCAAGATACTCTTCGAGAGAGGTGCGAACAGTAAGTTCATCCCTCAGCCCGGCGAGCTCTGCTTGGAGTTGTTTGATATAGCGGTCGGAGTTGACTTTAGCCTGTACAACAGTCTCGTGGTCCTTCTCCATCCACTTCGCTACCTCGGGGTCACCGGGGTTTAGCTCTTCTCCCTTCTTGTCTTCTGGGGAGATAACTCCGCTCTTGTCTTCATTACGCGGCGTACCATCGCCATGATTGTCAGTTGAAAAAATATTGTCGGACATATGATCCTATCCTTCTATAAAGTCAGTCAATAGTTTAATACGGCGCAGAGCAGTCCTCTGACCATTACGAAAGGCCTGCTTATAAGGCCAACTAGAGTCGGAGTAGTCATTAGTCGTGCTCTCCTCTAGATCCATTTGTTCTTCAAAGTCATCAATTATTCTACGCAACACAGTAAAGAGTCGGGTGTTGTTGCGAAGGATTTCCTCGAAGTCTTGTTTCTCTTTGTCGTCTGGGAAGTCTTTTAACCATACAAGCGGAACATTACGTCTACGCTTCTTCATCAACTGCTCCTAATGCTACCTGTTCTTGGACCACCTCTTCGTCAAAGTCATCCTCAAACAATCCAGTGGGAGTTCTTAACTCCTCTGCAAAGAGTTCCTCCTGAGCTGCCGCTTGTCGTTGGGCATCTGCTCTTTCGCTCAATCGAACGTAGGGCTGGACGAGCTCCCTATTCTCAATCTCCAGAAGTTCCTCCACTAGCTTCGCCAGCTTAATTCCACTAATGTGCATCTGAACGTCCTCATTTGCACCAAGGGGGCTGCCAAAGAAGTTGTTAAGGTTCTGGATAAGGTTTGCCTTTTCAGCAAAGTGTTGAGCCGCCTTAGGTCGTATGCGGCCAGATCCGGTAATATCCTCTACTGTCAACTGCTGGAAGGTCGCCACGTTGAACTCAGTATCGAACAACCGTATAGTTTCTGATGTTAAATTCCTTCGTGCCAGCTCAAGCATCCCGTTGAGAAGGGGTTCTGTCATCTGCTGCTCGAACTGTGCAGAACGTGTCTGGAAGATGCGGGAGGCTGCGTTCTCCAGTCGTTGGACTTCAAACGCTGTCTTCTCACCCGGTGTCCTGAAACCTAGGGCTTCCTTAGGAGCACCAGCCATCTCTTCCATCTTGGCTTCTAAATTAGTAATCTCGAAGTTGGCCTGCAAAGCTTGGACATCCGGAGCTACCAGCTCTACCTGACCATCGTCTCCCCCATAGATTCTCTCCAGAGGTCCCCACTCGAAGTCCTCAACGTATCCTCTAATGAAGACGACTGGGTAAGCAGTGAGGTCATAGATGTCAGCCTTGAGGTTTTCAAGATGGTCGATCCTGTACTGCATACCGACAAGGTTGTCCAATGGCCCCATAGCCCAAAGGTTGTCCTGTCGGTTTCGCCAACCCACATGATAAATAGGAGCATAGCCGAAGATAGAAGGATTCGGCCTTTTGCTAATAACTTTGTGACGATCGGCTACAGTTATGATGTGATTCTTGAAGAACTCCCCTGTACTATGGTCAAAGAAGTCTCCGTAGAAAGTGAGAACCTCAACGAGATCATCCCGGAGGTAGTCTTCAAAAGAACCAAAACCATCTACCTGATACAGTGCATCTTTTTCTACAATAACCCTGCCCGTATGATTACGAACAGACTCTCGTATGCCAGTTAAGTAGGACCACAGCTCGTTGGCTTCTTGCTTTTCGTCATCTGTGATAGTTCCTTTTTGTATTAGATCTTTGACTTCACCCATAGTAAGAAGTGAGCGAATGATCTTCGGAGAGCTACGGAAAGAAGGAGCAGTGGGGTTGAACACAATGTCAAGGGGGCTGATACGCCTAATACCCGGGCCTACGTAACCCGCCTGTGTCGTTCCATCTTCTAACTCTACAGTCTCATCTAGCCATTCTGGCATCGCGAAAGCGTTACCGTAATCAATATAATCAAGGACTAGCTTCTCCAGCTCCAGCTTAACATTAGTTTGATCAACCACGAACTGCATGTAAGACTCGATGGATCGTGCCTTACTTAACTCCTGATCACTTGGATTATCAGCTTCCCAAGATAGCCACGTACTTTGCGTAGGAGGAAACATAGTCGCGACGTAATTCGCAAAAAGGTTATCTCTAATCTGGCAAAGCTTCGGAATCGTCGTCTTGTTATTCCAAGGAAGCTTGTGGTTAGTCGTTTTAGTAGTATCTGTAGCAAAGATGTACTTACGTGTTTCTGTCCAGTCAGTCAGCTTAGTCTGACGGAACATGTTCCATTCAATCCATTTATTCCCAATAGCGGAGCCTAATTCATCCGGCTTCAGGATATCAGTAAGTTCTAGGACCTTACCAACCATTTTTAACGAACTCCTCCAAACCTAGGATGATACATCTGACCACGCTTCTCTTTTCGGTGTTTCCAGTCACCCCCCATATTACTTGACGGGGGCACACATATATCTATACATGAAGCAAGGGCATCCTTAATATCGTCATGTGACGGATGCTGTAGAACCAGCTCTTCCTCCAATAATTGCGTATTGCCCCCTTCGTAGAACCATACTTGCAGATTGTCGAATCTAGGCTGTAGAGTTGCATTCATTCTCTCTTCTTTAGTGCCTTGGTGACGGGTGGGCTTGTGCTCGTCTACCGACAACGCCAAGCCGTGGGGCCTTATGTAATTGTTCTTAAGGTCTTCCACTATGACTGCCTGTGCTGCCGTAACCTCTGCTCTCAACTTCCTGAAGTCCCACTTAACGTGCATCTTCAGTATCTTGTCGAAGTAGTCACTGATCTTGTTAGACTGAAAACGGTCTATATCCAGAATGTAATAGTTATGGTCTTGGTCGCATCCAACCACAACCAGTGCCGTATAATCCGCCTTGTCATTAAGTGAGTACGCAAAGTCAATCGCTGCAAATACGTTAAGTCGTCTGTTCTTGTAGAACCACTTACCACTATTCTTACTCAAATAAGATCTGTTAAAATATTGAAACTTGTCTCGGGAGATGGGGGCTTCGGTCGGGTCGTTAGGATCATTGTAGTACTGAGCCCGGAACTGTGTCTTGTCAAAGTATTGCGCCCGTTTCCGCGCCAAGATGGAATTGTCGAATCCGAACCACTTACCATCGTTACGTTTTTGTCTTGGCCACAGGAACTGACCGGTGCCATCTCCTACATCTTCTACCTTGTGCTCCATTACCTCGTATAAGGGTAGGCTGCCGATAACTTCTCCGTCTTCGTTGTACTGGTCGACGTGAGTATTGAGCTGCCTATCGTAAAGATCGTTAGGGTGGTAACGGGTTCCAACTGCCCATTCTCTCGCGTCGGTACCCTCGATAGAAGAAAGTAACGAGTATTGTCGTTCAGTCTTATCTCTACCTTCCTTTGTGTAGGCGTTTTCTTGGACAACAACGTCATCAAGTATGGCCACGTCACAATGCAATCCGGTGATGGTGGTAGTAAGACCGGCAGTGAAAACAGTAGGGTCTCGTACTGCTTCTGCTCGTCGCCTAGGATGATCAACACTTATCTCCGTCTCTGTCCATTTCTCTCTCTTACTTTCCTCTAGGTTGACCATCTCAGGCCAATAGAACCGATAACGATCAGAAGTGAGAATATCCTTTATGAATTTAAGCTGCTTGGTGGCTAGGTTCGCAGTAGAAGAAATGTAAAGTATTCGTACGTCAGGACGTTTAGTGATCTCCCATGCAGCTCTGTAGGCAACAAGGGCACTCTTCTGGTGGTCACGCGGAAGGAGCAAGAGCTGATGAGACTTCGCGTCTTCCCGCGTCCACCATCTCAATACTTCCCGATGGACGGAGCCAAGCATCCTACCGGGGTGTATGAGCTTTATGAAGGACTCAAGGCTTGCTTCTGCGATAGTCCTAATTTCATCTTTAGTGCTCACAGAGAGTGTACCTTAGTGTACCTTTTCTTTGAGTAGCTTGTAATCTTGCTTGATCTGGAAGGCATTCTCTGCTTCTTCCTTGGCAGCCTTCTTTACCTCGGCCTTGGAGGGTCTTCCCTTGGTCGGCCTGTCTTTCCACCCTCCTTCGACCAACCATTTGTTCAAACCTGCGGCTGAACGGGATTTAGAACCAGATTCGGCTATGATACGCGCTAGGGCCTTGCCTTTGGTCCTTGTTTCCAGCTCCTCGCGCCATCTCTTCACGTACGGCTTAAACCAAGCACTGTTGCTTAAGATCTTCCAGTGTTGCCATCCGTCAAGGTGTTTAACTGCAAACTCGTACTCGGTGAGGTCATCCGCCTCCATGTAGAGACGATAGAGAGAAGGATAGCCTTTGTGGTCCCTGTCCTTAAGGGTGTAAACCGCGGTTTCCTTTTTGTCTGCCTGCTCATAGAACAATCCTCTGAGGAGACGGTTTCCCATGGAATTCTTAAGTTTCTCCTTAGGTACTAACTTAAGTTCTATTTCTCTCTCTTTTTCCATAACAATTGTATCGTATGTTTAAACCTTTAGTTTCTACTTATAGTATAACACACTTTTGAAAGAATGTCAAGAGAAAAATCACTTCTGGTATTTTCTTTTAGCAAATCTAGAGGTAAGTTTTACCCCCCGGGAGACCCCCCGGACCCCCCCTGATCGTGACTGGGAAAC